TGTTGGCATGGGTTTCCGCTTCTCGACGGTACTAATGCAGGGGGCGGGCTTTTCCAACTCGTTCGAAGTGGTCGGGGAGCGCTGGGTTGGTCCGGCGATCGCGCGGGCTGCGGCTAATCCGATTGAAGCCTATAACTTCGTGATCGAGCGGTCGGGCGAAGTGCGCGCGCGCATGGACACACTGGACCGGGATATTCGCGACAACATGAAGCGGCAGGCTGGCGGGGTGCGTCTTGATGCGGTCAAGCGGTTCGCGTTCCACGGCATCGGCTACATGGACCGGGTAGTTGTGGTGCCGACTTGGATCGGGGCTTATGACAAGGCCATTGCTGCGGGCATGACCGAAGATCAGGCGATCTACGCGGCGGATAAGGCTGTGCGCCAGTCGCAGGGGGCTGGCGCGGCAAAGGACCTGGCGGCGGTACAGGCTGGACGCGGGGTGGCTGGCGAGGCGCTCAAGCTGCTGACTATGTTCTATGCGTTCATGAGCGCCTCCTATCAGCGCCAGCGGACGCTTGGGCGGGATATTCGGCGCGGCTCGGTGCGCGATCTGCCGCGTCATCTGGCGCGCGCGTGGTGGCTGGTGATCGTTCCCCCGGTGCTGTCGGAACTGCTGGCCATGCGCGGCCCTGATGAGGATGATGATGAAGAATGGGGCGCATGGGCGTTCAAGAAGATTGCGCTGGCCCAGTTCGGCGCGATCCCGGTTGCGCGCGATGTGATGCCGATCCTCTATGCCAAGTGGGCTGACGAAAAGACCTTCGGCTATCGCGCCACTCCCGCAACGGGTGCGATCGAAAGTCTGTCGCGGCTGTCCGATGAACTGGAACGCGCGGCGGAAGGCGAGGAAACCAAGCAGCTCACGCGCACCTCGATCGAAACGGTCGGCTATTTCACCGGCCTGACGACTGGGCAGATTGCCGCGACTTCGCAATTCCTGGTCGATGTTGGCGCGGGTGATGCTGATCCGCAGGGGCTTTCAGACTGGATGGAAGGCATCACGACGGGCCGCATCAAGGAGGACTAGGCGCGCGATTCAACCCGCGCGCGCCAAACTGTAAACCTCGCGCTGACCTAGGAGGCTGCGCGGCATGGCGGTTGCAACAACGAATGCGTTTTCCGGCCCGTTCACTGCGAACGGTGTCACCACGATTTTCCCGTTCACCTTCACGGTTCTGAGCGGCGCTGATGTGACGGTGACGCTGCGCGATGCGGATGGGGTGGAGACGACCGTTTCCGCCAATGACTATTCGGTTACGCTGACGGGGGATGGGCCGTCGGCGGGGTCTGTGACGTTCGATGTTGCTCCGGCAATTGGCAACACGGTCTGGCTCTATCTCGACCCGGCCTTCACGCAGGAAACCGAATTTGTCGATGGGCATCCGTTCCTTGCTGGCGCGGTCAACAATGCAAACGATCGGGCGGCGCTGCGCGATCAGGTGCTGCGGCGCGATGTGGATCGGGCGCTGTTGGTGCCGATTGGTGAGGCAGGGGTTGCGCTCCCTACTGCGGCTGAGCGGGCGGATAAGGCGCTGTTCTTTGATGCGGTTGGCGACCCTGACCCGCAATCACTGAACGACTTTTCCGCCGCCGCATCTGCGCAGGCTGATCGCGCCGAGGGGTATGCCCTGACCCTCGAGGCCAATGCAGCGGGCGGCTATTACAACAGCGTTGCCGAAGGCGTGGCCGACGCGGCGGTAGAAGTGGGCGAGGCGTTCAACGTCATCGCGGACGGGCGGCATTACGTGGCGCAAAAGACCGGGCCAGCAACGGGCGAGATCATCGCGGAGTACGCCACCACGGGCTTCGCTGAAGCGATCAGCGGGCCGGGCGGCGCGGGGGAAGTCGGTTTTACTCAGGCGGGCATTGGCGCAGTTGCGACAACCGTCCTTTCGCATCTGCGTTATCAGGCGCAGACGACCTACGATTACATGACTTCCGCGCAAATCACGGATGCGCGGGCGCGAACGTCAACTGCCGACATGACTGCGGTGTTTCATGCAGCGCGCGATGCAGCCGGCGTTGGCGGCACGGTGCTGGTTAAGCGTGGTCTTTATTATGTGGCTAACTGCACACTCAACGTCGAAGATCAGTGCTGGGTTTTTGAGGCTGGTTCGGAAGTCCGCTCCACCAACGGTGCAACGACTGATGCGTTCATTGTCACCGCAGACGGTGTGTCCATGCGCGGGGTTGGGGTGATTGACAATGGTGCGCTTGCTGCGGGCGCGTCGTATCACTGCATTAAGGTAAATGGCGCTGATAATGTTACCATTAAAGGCCTAAGTGTTGGCGGCGCAAAAGGTCCGTGCATCGGCGTGTATGATGCTGATAACACAAACATTATTGAAAATCAGTTTTTCAACACTTGGTATGCCGCTGTTTATGCGCAGCCGCTTACTAAAAACATGACCGGAATTAGCATTTCCGGTAATACTGTGACCAACACAACCTCTGTCGGAACAGACTATAAATATGGCTTCAATGTCCACACTGACGGTGCGGCTGCTTACAGCATTACGGACGTTGTAATTACTGGCAACCGCCTGCGCTACCCGCTCTCGACTGCGCAGTTCCCGCTCTTGATTGAGGTTTACGGTGGGCCGACGACTTCGCGTAAGATTATCAGCGCCACTATCACTGGGAATTCGACCTATGGCGGCGGCATGGGGTGCTCGCTGTCCGGGGTTGAAGTGGCAACAGTCACGGGTAACACCGTTCTATCGCCATATAAGTATGGTATTGAGGGGGCAGATACAAAAACTGCAACAATCTCTGCCAATGTCATTAAAGGCGGTGAACGCGGCATCGCGCTTAGTTCGACAAGCAGTGGTAATATCACAATGGCCGGGAACGCGATTAGCGGCACCACCAGTGCCTGCATTTACGCCAGTCAGGTTACGGCCTTTGTGTCTATTACTGGCGGCTCACTCGCGCCTGTCAGCGGTCAAGCCATTACAATGCTGAGCTGCAAGAATTGGGCGATCGGTGGCGGCTTGGTGGCTGATGGCTCTGGTGGCGGGAAAAAGGTTGTTCTGCTTGATAAGTCAGACCGTGGAACAATTAGCGGGATTTCTGCAAAGGATTTCACTGAGAACGCTGTCCTGTTCTTTGCGGATGACGCTGTTGCGTATAACCGGGTCACGGTATCAAACTGCGTGTGGGAGAGCATCGCAAACAGCCTTGTTCTGACTCGCCAACTTTCTGGCGGTGCAACCACCGGGCGTCAGTTTACATGGATCGGTAACGTGTCGGACGCAGACACCAGCTACCGCCGTGACTATCTTGATGTCACAAACAACATTGTTGATTTCATGGGCGCGGGAACACCGGAAGGTGTTTTCTCTGCGGGAGTTGGTTCGATTTTTCGCCGCACTGATGGCGGTGCGTCCACTACGCTTTACGTCAAGCAAACTGGCACCGGAAACACCGGCTGGGCCGCAAAGTAAGGACACCCCCATGACCCCGGCCATCAGCGAACCCGGCCACTCCGATGCGCATTAAGTTCAAAGGCAACAACCATGACCTATAACCCCATGTATTCTCGCCAGCGCGCGGATTTTGTAGCGGCCACCGAGGCCGAAGTTCAACCGCTGGTTGATCTAGCCCAAGCCTGGGCAGAAGGCACCCTCCCCGGTGGCGCTGGGACCAAGAGCGCGAAGGGGTGGAGCGAGGTTTCGGAAGCCGAGGCCGACGCTGCCGCCCTTTCCGCAGCTGCCGCACAGGCAGGCGTCGATAACTACTTTGCCACAATAGCCGCAGGCGTAGCTGGCACTGCTGTCGATGGCTTTTTCGCCAGTGCGGAAAGCGGGTCAACGCGGATATACAAGCGTACCGGCACTAGCCCGTTTTATGTCGATCAGGGGGACGCTGCGGCTCCGGCCACTAAGGCGCTATTGGCTGCGCCTGATGGGGCTGGGTTGGTTGGGTTCTCGCAATCCGGTGCCGGAGCGGTTGCGCGCACGGCTGAAGCAAAGCTGCTCGAAACGGTGAGCGTCACGGACTTTGGCGCAGTTGGTGACGGCACGTTGCATACGGTTGCAGAGTGGATCGTTCCCGGCGCGCTTGGCCGATACGCCAATCTTTCAGCACTGCAAGTAGATTATCCGCACGTTACTGGAACGGACGATCCTATTGATTGGGCAGCGATCCAGTCTGCGATTAATTACGCAGCTTCGATTGGTTCTAGAACCGTGTTTTTCCCTAAAGGTAAAAATAAAACGAGCGGGACGCCGTACAACATTGGTTCCAAAACCATTTCTATCCCCAGGGGGGAATTGAAACTTGTTGGCCAAAAATACACTCAAATAAAGAAAACTGGCGTTGGTGCGTTTTTCGATATTCCGGTTCAGGGTTACGGGTTTGAGGCAGAGGGGCTTTGGCTGCTCGGCACTAATGTTAATGGGCAGTACGGTTTCCTTTTTTCGGGTGAGTTCAATGGAACGTACCAGCAGGGTGTGCTGCAAGCTCACATCCATGATTGCTGGTTCGAAGCTGTTGGTAAAAAGGAAACGGTTGACGAAACCGCTGGCGGCGCGATCCTCGTTACATCGCAGACGCTCGGCCTGAAAGTTGAGGGCAACATCTGTTCACAGGGCGGCTTCCTGATCCGTGTCGAAGCGGGTAGTGACGGCGTGCAAATTCGGCATAACGTGTCAAATGTTTCCCGTAGTGTTGCTGTGCAGATGATAAACACAACCGGCGCGGGCGCTGTTGAAATTGCACAAAACAACTTGGCAAACGTTGGTGGCGCGGTGTTTTTGAAGAACGCGGGCTACTGCAATGTTTACGGCAACGAAAGTATTCCGGGTGAAAGCGAGGCGGGGGCGCTCGGCGCAGTAGTTAAGCGCACCATCAATGGCGATGGATCGGTTTCTCTGACAGAGAACGCCGCGACCGGCGTGTCGGCATCATTTTGGCTTGACCTTGTTCAATCCCCAACAGTCAACTCAAATTTGTGCGCTTATAGTGGAAGTGCGCAGGACGCCGATTATGGTTTTTATTTTTCGGCCCGTCAGGCTCTGGCCTTTGTCTCCAATAACTTTGTTGACGCCGCCACGCTTAAGGCCATCCGCGTACAAAGTGGCCAGCCGCTTGCGCTGGTAAATAATCGGACATCCTCCCTAAATGGCGGTGACGTTTACTCTGAACCGAACCATCGCGGTATTATCCATAATTACCTGCAAACCACGCCATCCTACGCCCAGCGGCAAGGGTTTGGCACTGAAACACCGATTGCCCCGTTCGAATTTTCCGGCTCCGCTGCGGCCCCAGTAGGCGGCGTCGGAACGGTTCGTGTGTCTAATTCCGCGAACCCAAATCAAGGCATTGCGTTGGGATGGGATAGTTCCACCACTGCGGGGTATATTTACGCTTATACAGTTGGCGTCGGATATTCGAATTTCCGCTTGGGAAGCGCCACGCTGGTGCAGGGATATAGCGGGGATACGTCTTTCATCGTTCAGGGGGGCGCAACTCAGGGTTCCAACATTTTTCGTATTCGGAACAATGCGGGCACAACTTTTCTACAGGTAGGCCCAACCGGAACAATCAGCGCCTCGCAACTTGCTACCTATGCCGACAATACATCTGCATTAGCTGGCGGACTTGTTGCCGGTAATCTTTACCGGACGGCAACGGGGCAACTTCATGTGGTCTATTAAAAATCTGGCCTAATTTCCGCATAAGGAGTTACCCATGACCCCTCAAAAAATCGCCGCCGAACTGGTTGAACTGAACCACCACGACGCCCGCCTGATCGCGCGGATTGCCAAGGCCACGACCAAGCTGGGCGAGAATGCCAAGCGGCGGTGCGAGTTGATGCAGTGCGGTGGTGATGCGCTCGTTTCCGCCCGTGTGCTCAATCAGGACGAGGTGACGCCGATGGTTGTCCGTCCGAAGCCCGACGAGGAGTGAGGCCGATGCAGACTGCGATTGTGGACGCAGTGCTGGGCGCGCTGGTCCTGGTGGCAATGATCTGCCGCCCAGGCAAGATTGCGACCGTTCTGGCCGCGACGTTCATCGGGGCAATCTCGCTGGCACCCTTGCTGGCCGGGGTTTCGCAGGAAGCGTTCCTGGCTTTGCTGGATTACGTGGTGGTGTTCTCGATGCTGCTAATCTGGACCCGACATGACGACATGCGGGCCTATGCCATCGGTGCGATCGGGCTGGCTAAAATCCTGTTCGCCTTTGCCTTTTCGCCCACTGTAGGTTTTCTACATGCAGGAAACTGGGTGTTCGCAGCTGCTCTAAACTGTGCTTTCGCGGCACAATTGGCTGTTGCTGGGGGGCTTTGCGATGGAGTGGGTCATAGGCTTGATGATCTTCTCCGGGCTATCATGCCTCGCCGTTATCGACTTCTTCGAAATGAGGCGCATTAAGCGATGGCGGACCCGTCGCTTATCGGAGCGGAACAAGCGCAGCTAGTCGCAGGCGGGGCCTTGGGCGCGTTTGCGCGGCTCTATCTGCGGCATCCCGGCAACGTCATCAAGGCAATCGGGCTGGTGGTTATCTCGACTGCCAGCGCGTCTGCGTTCGGCGCGGATGCGGTCAAATACTCTCCATTTGATCTGGCTGGCACCGGCTTTTTGGTCGGGCTGCTGTCGCTGTCTGTCGCGTCCGGTGTGCTGGTGGCGGTGGATAAGCTGGATTTTGGGGCGTTCCTGCCGGGGAAGAAGAAGGATTGAGCGATGGATCGACAAGCGTTCTTTGACAGTTGCCGCAAGGGCGTCATGGGACCGACGCTGGACGCTGACGAGGTATCCGGGGCAGAGGCTATCCTAGACGCCATGGCAGGCGCTCCGCTGGCTTATACTGCCTATGCGCTGGCAACCGCATGGCATGAAACGGCGCACACCATGCAGCCCATCAGGGAGTTCGGCGGGACCGCTTACCTCAAGCGGATGTATGACATTGAAGGCCAGCGCCCCAAGCTGGCGCGCGGCATGGGGAACGTCAATCCCGGCGACGGTGTGCGCTACTGCGGGCGCGGCTATGTGCAGCTAACGTGGCGCTCTAACTACCGCCGCGCTGGTGAAAAGCTGGGCTATCCGTTGGAAGGCAATCCCGAACTTGCGATGCGCAAGGACATTGCAGCGCAGATCATGCGCCGGGGCATGGAAGAAGGCTGGTTCACCGGCAAGGCGTTCTCGCACTTCCTGCCCGCCGATGGCCCTGCGAACCGGGCGGGATTCATGAATGCGCGCCGAATTATCAACGGACGGGATAAGGAAGCGCTGATCGCAGATTATGCGGTCCAGTTTCAGGACGCGCTGGTGGCTGGGGGGTGGGCATGAACTTCCCCCGCTTCAAACTGCGCACCACGACCATTGCGGGCGGCGGCATCTTCGCCCTGTCCGTTCTGGTGCTGGCGATGATCTACACCAAGCCGGAACTGGCCGATAACGACTTGTTCAAAAGCCTTGCGCAGGCGGTGGTTATCCAAGGGCTGATCGGCCTGGCGATGGGGTTCTACTTCACCGCCAAGAACCCGCCGCCTGATCTGCCGAGGGACGGAGAATGACGCTCTGGCTATTGGGCGCCCTAGGCTGGCTCCGTAAAGCCGCCACAGCGCTTTTCGACCTTGCCCGCCGCTATCCCTTGGCCGCAGCGCTGATCGCGTCCCTGTGCCTCTCTGGCTGGCTCTGGCACGGTAAAGGCAAGGCGCTGGCCGAACGGGATGCAGCGCGGGCGGAAGTTGCGGCGATGGTTGAAGCCAGTAAGCAGGCAACCGCGCTGGCCCTTAAAGAGCGCGCCGCCAATCAAGCCGCATTCGCCAAGCTGAAAAAGGAAGCCGACAATGGACATTCAACCGCGCTGGCTGATGCTGATCGCCGCACCGCTGATTTTATCCGGCTGCGCAGGCAAAGTGGAAGTTGCGCCGCAAAAGCCGATCCCGCCAGCGAAGGTGCAAGTGCCGGACTTCCTGAAAGCGCCCCCGCCGAAACCGTCCTGGTTGAAGCCAGCGACGTGAGGGCTTGCTCTGCTGCATCCGTCTATGCGGATGAGGCGCACAAGTGGGCGCGGGGGCTTATTGAGGCGGAGGTTGGGGAGTAATGGCGGAGGCACCGGATTCGAACCGGACCCGACAACTGGATTTGGAATCCAGCGACCTGCCCATGCAGCGTTCCCCCGATAGTGACCCCGCGCAGTGTGCTTCACTACTCGCTAGCGTCCTAGCTTTCGCATCGAGAGGCAGGCGGGGTCTATGGGAGCACCATACACCCGCGCGAGGGGTTAGGCAAGGTCGGTGCGCTCACGGAACGGGAAGCAAATGTCGCCGGGCCACACTGTCGCGGGCTTGGATTTGGTGCTCCCGCCAGTCATTCGCGCAAGGTAGGTCTTGCAGTGCTTTGCCCATACCTTCTTGCCCCATGATGTGCCCATAGCGAATTGGCTACTTTCGGAACGCAGCGCCTTACGCAGTTCGTCTGGCGTAGCGTCTGGCATGGCTTTGTGAATTTCCGCTATGATCCGGGGCGCGTCCCTCTGCCAATCGCGCATCACCCTTCCCCCACGATCTTGGCGGGGGATAGGGCGCGGATGGATGCGACTACGCCGAACGATGGGTAGCGCTTTGACGTGTCAAACGGAAACCATTCCTCTGCATCCTTTGCCGCCGCCTCAAGCGCCAACCGCGCGCCTTCCAGCTTGCCGCGTTCGTAGGTTGATGCCGTCACACTGGTCAGAACCTCAGCGATCACACGCTCAACGGCTGTAAACAATTCGTCAGCATATGCCCCCTGCCATGTGCCTTCATAGAACTGGCGTAGTGTCAGTGGGATGATCTCGTCGGTTTCTTCGCATTCGGTGGTCCAGTCGAGATATGGCATATCTTCGATGGCTTTGCGGATCATCGCCGCGTCCGTAACCTCAACCATGATCCTGGCCCTTTCCAAAGCGGCGGGTGATTTGCGCAGCAAGATTTCTGTGCCGCCGCGTGAAGGGCGGTTCCGGCTGCTCCCGCAACCACTCCACCACATCCGCAATCGCAGCCTGATAGCCCGCTGCGTGGCGTTGGGTTAGCGCGAGGGCAATTCGCCCCTCTGGCATTTGGAGTAAGTCAACCCCTTCTACGGGAGTGTAATACAAATCCTGAAGGCACGCTGCCTCCCACGCATTCCGTGCCGCCTCCCAATCTGCATCTGTGATTTCCACTTCGTCACTCATCTGCGATCCTTTCGAGTTCGGCGCGGACGGCGAGGCCGAGTTGGGTGAGGCGGTCAGTCTTGAGCGTTAGAAATTCAGCCATGCCCATGGGCCAAGGTTCGCCAGTATGCCGCACTGTAAAAAACGGATAGCCTCCGTGGTTGCTCATACAGTCCGTGGCACATATCACCGCATCCCGCTGCGCCTTAGTCAGCCCCCGTGCGATTGTCGCTGCGTCAGTCATGGCTTGGCTCCGGGCGGTAGGCGATGATGTCCGTATGTGTATATTCTGGGTATATGGCCCAATCCAAATGGCGGCAGTCGGGGTGTCTCGCCGTTTTGCCGTCGCGCCGCATAATTGTGACTGGTTTCCACATGTCTACTGGACGCGACCCTCCCTCATGCGCTATCCACCCATCTGCGAGTTGCTCAGGCGTCAGCATGGCTTGGCTCCTGCGAGGGCTTGGCGATCAGCAAGCCAAGCCTGCACCACGGCTGCGGCGGCTTCGGCGCATCGCCGGTAATGGTCTACGCCAGCTTGATCGGATTGAAGGTCTGGCCATGGCCAGGCCACATGCCATGGGTCATCTGCCTCATAGATCGCCCGCGCCATCGCCTCCACCAGATCGCTGCGGCTTGTGTCCGTGTGCTTGGGGTTAGTCATGGTTGATCCTTTCGAGTTCTGCGCGGACGGCTAGGCCAAGTGGGGTAAGTTGCCGGTATCCAGTCCTACTCCCGCCCATTGAGGTTAGGTAAAACCTTCCTATAAGCCCCTTGTTTTCAAGCCCAGCGACTGAACGCCCCGGCCTGCAAACCCAACCACGAAGAGGGCTGTTACTTGCAAAGTGGAGAACCTCCCTCTGCGCCTTCGTCAGCCCCCGCGCGATCTTCGCTGCGTCAGTCATGGCTTCCACTTCCCGCATTTGGTGCAGAGGCATCCGAGGTTCTCCCCCGTGGCGATGTTTACGTAGCGGCTGCGAAGCCAGTCGTGGCGGCATAGCCATTGCTTAATCCGTTGCAGGCTCATGCCAGCCTCACTTTCGCGGATTTCTGAAATCTGCCAAATGTCAGGTCAGCGTACACGTCCGAAACATCCTGCCACTTGCGATATTTCGCCTGCGCCGCCGTCTCTGCAACAGTCGTCATGTCATACCCGCCCCATGAAACCACAAACAGGCGGTGGCGATCACCGATTGTTTTGAGGTGGTCGGCAAGCGCCTGCCTGCCTTCGCGCGTCACGGCAAAATACGCGCCGTTGTCGGTGTGGCGGGTGCAGGTCCAGTGCCGCGAAAGAGCCATATGCCGCCGCAGTTCGGTGTCCCCGATGACATAGAAATAGTTGCGGTAAGTCTCCCCAATAGGGTCAACCGGGCGGCCAAGAGCATGGTCGATGTGATCCATGTTCTTATCGTCCAGATAGCGGTTCACCTGCGCGCTCATGCCTTGGCGCTCCCTAGTGCTGCGCTGCAATTATCCCGCGCGCGTTTGACATCCTGTTGCAGTCGAAATCTTATACTGCTGTCTAATGCGATCAGGTGAAGGTCGCTCTCGGCACGGATAAGCGCCTCCCGCAACGCCTTCTTTTGCTCCTCCGCATCGCGCAGGGCTTCGGTCAGGCGGGTGATTTCGGCTGCGGGCGCGTAAATGTCCGATACGATCAGCGGAACAATCTGATCGCACATCGCTACGTTATCACAGCACTTGCCGCACTGTTTTGAGCAGAGCGACCAGCTATCTTTCCATTCCATCCAGAACGCACCGCAAACAGTGCATCGGTGCGTCGGCGCGCGATCCGGCTGCAAACCGGTGTCAATCTGCTGGCGCTTGAAATCTACCATCATGCGCAGGCCGTCTGCGCACTCACGATAGACCGCGCGCTGATCCGAGTTACCTTCGATGGTTTCCCATGTGTCAGCCAGTTCGACAAACACGTTCAATTCACTCTGCATCACTGCCTCCCAAAGTGGTCGTCGCAATAACGTTCGAATGGGCATCGCCCTCGTCTTGGATTTGACGGAGCGCGGCCCGTAGGCGGGTGATTTCGGCGGTTTCTACAATGCAAAGACCCTCACGTTCCAACATGAATGGGATATGCCGTGAGTATTCTTTAACATTGCCCCATCCATTTCGACGCAAGATCGGCTGCAACCTCTGCACAATATCACTCTGCATCACTGCCTCCTGCGGGCGGGGTGGGGATTGGAAGCGCGTAGAGTGGGGTTTCGGTCGCTCCGAGTTCAATCAGATTGCGGGCGTATTCGCCGTTGCAGTCCAGCAGCAGGTCGCGGCTCCCATCGTCTCTCTGATACATCCAAGCCACCGGCTCGGCCTGAACGGGCATCGCGGCGATGGCGGCTTTGGCTTGGTCAACGTAATGGACCCATTCAATGTTGACGCGCTGCTCCACAACGCCGTCAGCGTCACCCATGCGCACTTCGGGGTCTGCGCGACATATCGCCCGCGCTACCTTCTCGATCTGGTTCATGTCGGTTCCTTCGGTTGGTGCTGGCGCATTTCAGCAACCTTGTCCCTGGCCAGCGCGGTGGCGAGAATATCGCGCAGCTTTTCGCGTTCGCGATTTTCATCAGCGGTTAGTGGCTGACACCACTCGCAGCGCCGGGTGCAGAGGCAGGTTCCTTCACCTTCGTCATAGGTGTCGCACTGCCAATCCCACGCGCAGCCATAGGTGAAGCCTTCGCCTCCGCAGTTGGCGCAATCATTGGCCTCATCGTCGTAGTAATCGTGGGCATCTATCAGGCAATCCGGGCACGGAAGGGTGATGGAATGAGAACCGCAGTCCTGACGATACAAGGTGCCAGTCCCGTGGCATCGGCTGCACGTTTCACAGGTTCCCATCACACACCCCGCGCTTTGAGTGCTGCGGCCAAAGCGTCGAGCGCTTCCTGTGGCGGCGTGAAAAAACCAAGCATCCCACGGCATGGGATAAGTGGAACCGGGAATGCGCATCGCAGCACAAACCCATACTTCCCGAAAAACCACGGGCTGATCATGCTGGTTACACAATCAACGATCTTGGCCATCCCGACGATACCACCGCGCGGCATTGCTGCTTCCTTAGGGATGGTCATATCCAGTTCGGACTTACTCACACCGGCATGAATGATGATCCACCCCCGGCCTTTTGTGGGCCAGTCGCGGTTTTCCACATCTTTGCCATCGTGGAAAATGTGATGCGGATGCGGCTGCTTGATTGATAGCGCCTTGATCTGCCCAGCGGCAACACGTTCTGCCAGCCCATTCGCGCTTTCGAGGCGGGTGATTAGGTCAGTCATGGGTGGGAGCCTTTCTCGGTCGTCCACGGCGCTTTGGCTGCGGGGAGAGTTCAAGATAGTCTGGCTTGCGGGGGGCAGGGCCACTAAACTTCATGCCGTGGTAAAGCCCAGCAAGGTACACCTCGCGCATGATGTCAGAGCCAGGGCGATGGATCGCAGCGTTGACGACAACCTTGCGAACAATGCTGTCCATCCCTTTGTATTTAGCCACCTCGGCTTTCCCGTCTGGCGGTGGTGCGAGAACCGTTACATCACCCATGCTTGGATACCTTTCGGTTGCGGGCGGCTTGCTTCCGGCGCTCGGCGCGGTTCGCGCCACTGTCTTGATTGGCAAGCAGATAGGGTGACTTTTCGCGTGCCATAACGTCGGCAAGCGTGTGACGCTCCATCATGCTTTCGATTTCGCGTTTCATGCGGAACACGCGCTCCCATTCTTCCTCTGCCATGTGATTGCCGCTCATTCCCCCGTCTCCCACACGATCTTGCCGCCACGGGCTTGCAGGGCGGCGCGGAGGCGGTCGTAAAAGTCCTCCGACGCAGTATTGCCAGCGCGCCCTTCGCGGATTGCCGCTTTCTGGTTGTCAGTGCGGACAACACCGTCAAGCAGAGTCATCTCCCGTGCGATCTCCACCAGCGGGTCGGGCGCGGGGAGGATGAAGGGGGTGAGGGTGGGAAAAGCCAGTCCATCATAGTTGGCCTTCACCGCCAAACACGCCTCACTAAACCGCTCCTTGAGTTCACGCAGTTCTGCGGCGTGGCGGGCTTCGGTGGCTGCTTCGTGTTCGATGGCGCGGCAGAGGGCTTCGTTCACGCTGCCATTGCTTCGCTCAAAACTTTGCCAGATAGGGTAATGCCGGTCCTGCGCGGCAGCATTCACCAGTGCCAGCGCTTTGGCTTCGGTGTCGGTCATGGTCATTGGGGTTAACTCCGTGTAGGATTGACGGCTGCGGGCAATTGGTCTGGGCGCATATGCGGGTAGCAATCGCAATCCTGCCAATCGTTGTGGCCAAAGCTTCCATCACGATAGAAGCCCCGGCCTTCGCGGCGCAGATAGAACCCTTCGCCTTTGCAACGTGGGCAGTTAGGGTGGTGGTGTGGGCTGGGCATTATTGGGGTTCTCCAAGGGCTGCGCGGGCGATTTCCTGAAGTAATGCAACGCTTGCGATTGCAGGGTTCACGTCCCGGATTGCTTCCAATCCGTTAATTCGGCGCGACCTTACGCTGTCCGCAACGGCGCAATCGCATGGGCCGGGAGTGATTGCGGGCGCGCTAGAGGTCGCACAATCTGACGCGTGGTCAGAAACGCCGGAAAGCTTGACATAGCTGTCAGCTAAATCCTCCTTCAACCGCGCATTCTCTGCCCGCAGTTCGCGGATTTCGGTGAGCATGGCAGGGGCGGAATTGTGGAGGGCGACGATTAAGGCGGCGTTGTTGGCGCTGGTTGGCCCGCATCCAGTAATAGCAGGGCATTTCCCGTCTGCGTTCAGCATCACCAATGAATTGCCGATAGGGTGGGTGGCGTGAACCTGTTCGATCAGTTCTTGGATTGCCTTGTCGGCCTGCCCGTTGATCTGTTCAAACCAAATCACCCACTCACCCGGCGTAGCAGCCGCCAACAGCCGCTCGATCTCGTCCAAATCAAAACCTGATTTCGTCATCGTTCCATTCCCATTCATCAAAGCCAAAGTTCAGCCAGAGCTACGCGCGGAGGGTGGGGGTTATGCTTCGCCCTTGGCACTGGCGATGGTCGCGGTTGTTTCCCGTTCCGTCTTTGTCTTGCGCTCCATCCGCTTGCGGCAGCGATCATAAATCCGGCGCTTTGCTTCGTTGTCATCGACCCGGCGGGCCTCAATTGCGGAAAGCGCTTTACGTTCCCCGCGCGTTGCAAAATCAATCCATTCCATCCGCATATAATACGGACCACCGTCCGCGGGTCAAGCGGACTTTTCGCGCGCCGCCGCAAACTTCACAATCGCCGCCTTGCCCAGCTTGCGCCGGTTCACCTTGGCCGCGTAATGCTCCACCACCTGATGCGTCTGGCCCGTGATTGCCGACACTTCCCCCTACCAATATGCCAGCCATGACAGAACCGGCAGCGATATGCGTTGAGCGTTGCGCGGTCGAACAGGTCGCTGGTGTAGGGTTTCATGCTGCGCGCTCCATTGTCAGAAACCCGCCCCACTGATCTGCCATTGCGTCAGCGATGCCTTGAAACGTGCGGCTGCGTTCCTTCCATCGGTTCGGCCCTGGCGGCATCCGGTGAACGCGCGGCTCCCGGCCTTCGACAATGTTGGTTGGTTTCAGCTTGGGCAGGTTCTTGAGCCAAAGGCAGGTCGCTTTGGTTTCACCATGCCCGAACTGCCAAGGCTGGATTGTCTGGTCTGACTTCCTGATCTTGCTGCTGATGATCGAAACAGGGTTTTCCAGCGCGATGGATGGGATAGGTGCGTCAAGCAGTGCCTGCACGAAATCCAGCGCGCGTTGCTGCCTGCCGTCTGCGATCTTGGCTGCAAAGTGCCGCGCGCCTGAAACGGCAAGGTCAGTGCATGGCGGGTGTGCTATCAGCAAATCCCAACCTTGATCCAGCATGGCCAGGCAATCACCCTGGATATGCCATTGCGGGTCGCCTTCGGTTGGCAGGATGTCGCAAGACCATGCGTCAAAGCCACGGGCGCGGAAAGCATCGCGGACGGTTGCGCTGTATTCGCAGGCGATCAGAACGCGCTTCACTCCACCACCTCCCGCTCCTGGCGCTTCACTTCAAACAGGCGGGTCAGCACAGCAGCGTAGTAGCGCAGGAAGGCGGGGTCGTTGCGAAGGTCTTTCATCGGTTCACAATCCGTAACATAGTGGTCGGGACATTGGTTCCTGCCTCGGAAAAGCTGGCTACGGGTAAGTCGCGCCATTCGCCATGCAGTTCGCCATGATCGTAACGCGCGGTCGCGGGGAGGATGGCCACCAGACTACCACCGGGCCGCAGGAACTTCATCGCGTGGCGGACGTGCTTGACGTAGTGCCGCCCATAAAACGGCGGGTTCATGACCACGGCGTCGAATTGCGGGGTTGCCGGGTGTTCCAGAAAATTGGCAGTCACCACAGCATGGCCCTTGGCCCGCGCTTCACTGGCGCGCGTGGGGTGGTATTCGATGCCCAGCGGTTCGCATCCACGAACGCGCAGTTCGTCCATTATCCGGCCATCGCCGCAGGATGGTTCAAGCACTCGCATCGACGGAGGGTCGCCCCGAAAGTGCGCACGGGCCGATATACCAGCAAAATCGAGCGCAGCCGCAATCACCGCTGGCGGCGACCAATAGAATTGCAGGTCTTTCGATACCGCCGTGCTGGCGCTAGGCTTCACGCCTTCCGGCTCTGCATCGGGCAGCACTTCGCCATAGAATTCGCCAAGCGCACGGTTGATCGCCAAGAGCGCTGGAGCGTCAAAGAAAACATGGGCGTTACCGTTGGCAAAGCGGCGAATGGTCAAGCCCCGATCAGGCGCGGTGAAGTGTTCAGGATCGCCACCAATCACAGTGCGCACCAATGGCCTTCCATTCATGACGGCATCGCCCCCGGCTTTGTGCTGATCGTCAATGTCCAGCACTTCCAGCCAGTCTAGCGGTGCTTGCCCACGCAAAGCCGCCATAGCGTTCACCATGTCCCGGAACCGATCGCGCGCGTAGGAGGATGAGAACGCATCCCATCCATTCAGGATAATTCGCTTGGGCAAGCCCTTGACGCCGATCTTGACCTTGCTGTGCGACTTGTATGCAGGGTCAAGGCTGGTGAACACTTCCGCCACGCCGCGCAGGATATGGAAGCGCGGGCGGATCAGGTAATCGCCAAAGGTCGCCTTGGCGTTTTCAACGGTCAGCGGTGGCGGCTTGGCAAGCGCCTGGTCGAACAGTTTCTTGTCGTTGGCGCTGGCAATCGTGTCGATTTGCAGCCGGTTATAGACCGCGCGCCAGCCGGATTTCAGAAGGTTATCCTGCAATCTCGTAGCGTGAACGAACGGCTCTGTGGCGATTTTTTCGACGAACACACCTTGCACGGTTGCAGCCATATTCAGCCGCTTGTGCGCAGCCATGACGTCTGCAATGGCTTGGTCAACTGCACCGGCCTTGGCTTCGTATTCTTCCACAATGTCGGCCACAGTCAGCGGAAGGGCAAGGGCGCTCACTCCACCACCTCCCGCTCCTGGCGCTTCACTTCAAACAGGCGCAGCATCACCTTTGCGCGGGCGAAGTGCTGGGCGCGGTATTCCCTCGCGCGGTCGGGTTGGTCGAACGTGCAGAACGGACGGCCTGACGGGGTGCGCAGTTCGTAGTGGGTCATTGTGCCTTCTCCTTCGCGCGCTTTTCTTCGCGGGCCTTGCGCTCCCGAATGATCTTGGCGCGGGCAAGGCTGATGGCATCGTCCAGATAGAGCGCTTCGGAAGTCGCCTCATCGCGGCCCATGCGAACGGTCGCGATTGCGTTGCCGTCGTCGCAATCCAAGTTGGGGCCGCGAACGCCAACTGAGACAATTACGTAATCGTCTGCGAGGTCGCGTAGCTGGTTCAGCAGCGCTTGCAGTGAGTGCAGGTCTTGGCGGTTCATCATTCACTACCGGGCGACTATCCTTTCGGTCGCCGCCCGGCTCCCTTGGCGTTAGTTAGCTTCAGCCCGCTCCCGAACGTCCCGGCTGGCGTTGACGTATTTCACGCGCACACCCCGTTCATCGGTCAGGAAGGCATTGCGGCGGAGGTTACGAAGGCGCTTGTTCGCGCGGCCGGCGGTGATCTGCGCCCACACGAACGCGGCTAACAACGCGATGGCGGCTAGGATGGTCAGGGCTTCGGTCAAAGGTTCTCTCCTTCAATGCCGCCAAGGTCGATTTCATGGCGGGCGGCGTATTCTTCGATGACCAGGAACAGGTCGCTGAACTGCTGCTTGTTCAGCTTGCTTGAACGAAAGCCGACCGGGACCATGCCTTTGCCATCGAGCGCCATTTCAAAGCGCTGGGCGTGGTCGAGCGAATGCAGGAACAGCGACTTCCAAACGTCAGGCGTCAGTTCCCGGCCTTCGGGCTTGGCGGCGCTGATCCGGCTAAGCATGGCCCACATTCGGTCATTCTGGCTAAGCGACCGCTTGGGCTTTGACACGCTCATAACGCTGCCAACCGGGGCTGCGTCCACCATGCGGTGGGCAAACTCACGGTTGCCGCGCAGAATAACGGTATGGTCAGCCATTGATCGCTTCCCTGATTTCGCGGGCCTTCGGGCTGGCGCTGCGCAGTTCATCGATAAGGCGATCAACGGTCTGCCCGCTGGCTGTGGCGTAGTTCTTCCAGAACGTGACTTCGCCAATGGTGTGCTGTTGACTGTGGTGGTCGCGGCAAAGCGGCACAGCGAAGTGGTCGGACGGCTTTTCACCCATGCCCGCCCCGCTGCCGTTCCGAACGTGGGCCGCTTCGATTGGCATTCCCTGACACCCTGGAACAGCGCAGTGGAAGCTGCGGATAAAGTTCAGGTGGGCTTGGGAGCGCCAGCGAGACGAGCGTTTGGCCTTCTTAGGCAGGCGGGGCGGAAGCGTCACGGTTCCAGCCTCTTGCGCAGATTTTCAATGTCGCGCGTTAGCAGGGCTAGACGCTTTTCAGCTTCGGCAAGTTGCCGTGTGAGCCGATACCGCTGTTGGCCTGCCACTTTGCCATTTTCGTTCGCCCAGCGCTCAATATCACGCAAAGACCTCTCGCCAAGTTCACGGCATTTTTGCAAATCCCAATGCGGGGTGACAATCACCTCATCCATTGTGATGAAGCCGCCGTTCCGCAGCGCGTTTTTAGTGCGGGTGAGCAAGTCGGTTTCGCCGATAAGCATTGTGCAATCCCTCAAACTGGTTGGCAGACGTTCACCCCACGGTCTGCCAGCGTGGTGGGAGGCCGCGCACTGGCGGCAGGTGTCAGGTCACCACGGAATTTCGTCATCCAGCGCTTCGGTATTGGGCTGCGACCGTTCGCGCGCCTGCTGGCGGTCGCCATTGGCCGAACGTTCCCGATCATCGCGGGGCTTCGGTTCAAACAGGTTGGCAACGCAGCGCCCTTCGCTGTCGGGCAGAGGCAGGGCGTCAAAGACGAGCTGGATACCCTTGTCGGACTGCCAGGCAGTGCCAATTTTCGTCCAGTAGGTCTTGTCGTCGCGGCCCTTGCGGGGGGTGCAGATATCGAAACGGTTTGCCATCATCTATCCTTTCAGGCGTTCATGTATTGTGCGGTAGCGGCTGCGCATTCGCGCTGGCGGCGGGTGATAAAGTCAGACAGCGGCTCCCATTCGTCGGGGCGCTCCGATCCTTCCGGCCAGTTATTGCCATCCCAAATGTGCGGCAGCTTTTCGCGGACTTCGGCCACCAGTTTCACCGCGTCAGCAGTGGCGAGAAACGCGCTCAATTCGTCGCCATCGCCGCAGCCATTGGCCTCGTGGACAAACTGGCGGTAGGCGGTTTTCAGGGCGCTATGAGCGGGTGGACGCCGGGGGCTAACCGCTTCTTCCTGAACTTGTCCCCCGGCTTCCATTTCTTCAGCATCAAGGTGCAGGTCGCCCTTGTGCCAAAGATCAAGCGCAGCGCCGAAGCGCATTGCGGCATTCCGCAGCGCATCACCAATAGCTTCCTTGATCGCGTTCCCGCCCGTCTTGCCGTCGGCATCGCCGTAGCCAAGGCGGGTAACGCCAAGCACGGTCAGGCGAACCCACAAGCCGCCGTTGCGATCTAGAACAGGCAGGCCATCAGGGCCGAATGCTACCGGCTCCCATGACCATGCAGGGTCAGTGTCAAGCAGGCGGTCAGTAAGGGCGGCATGGCCTACATAGTCCAGGTGAACCGCGTCCTTATGGTGCGGACCGCCGCAGACTTCGCACTTCCAGACCATCAAATTCTTGTTGGTCTTGCGGGCATCAATCTGCGCGCGGGTTTCCTTCGGTAGCTTGCTGATTTGGTGGGCAGGAAACGGCTGGCGAAGCAGTGCAAGGCCAGTTGGCGCTTCAATCTTGGATGGCGCGTTCATGTCAGGCTCCGGTATGGGTGAGGGTCCACCAGCCCAGCAGGGCAAAGACGGTGGTGATTTCGATCAGGCCCAGCGCGAGAACCGGCCATTCGTGGCGGAACAGGCGGGCGAGGGTGAGGATGTCGCGGATCATGCGTCAAACTCCTGCGCATGGGTTGCGGGGAACTGGCGGGCGATCAGGAAGGCGATGATGCGCTTCATGCGTCACACTCCGAAAGCAGCGCATCAACGCGCTGGAAGGCTTCACGCTGACGCTGTTCGTGCGCTTCGATCAGGTCGATCATGGCGCGGTTAGTCACCATCGCTGCGGCATTAGCGGAAAGGTCGGCCAGCGCGGCGTTAAGGCAGTTCGCGGCGGTGCGGGTGCGGGCGGTCATGCTGCGCGCTCCAGCTTGGCCAACTCGGCCTTGAGAGCGTCAACGCGGCGCTGCCGGACCGCTTCTTGGTCGAGGCATTCATCCGCTTCCTGAACCAGCGCCCAGTCCACCTTATCGGCAACGGTTTCGCCTTTGCACCAGGTGTGTTGCGTCTTCTGGCTGGTGAAATAGGTGAAGCTGGTGATACTGGCTGAGCCATGCCAGTGATTGCCCGACAGGCTCCATGATGCGTCTGGTGCGGTGTGGGCCAAGAGAATTTCAGCAGCGGCGTTGATCGTCGCGCGCTCCTCGGCGGTTAGCGGGGTGGTGTAAGGCGCGGTCATGCTGCGCGCTCCCATTCGGCGGTCATCTGCGCATCGCGGCGCATATCGTAGAGGTAATCGGCCCGGTCGGCTTCGCGGTCGGCGGCGCTCTGCTCAAGGTCGTTGCCGTCCTCATCGCAGTTCAGTTCTTCCATGAGCGCTTCACGCTCTGCCCATGCATCGCCATCGTCGATCAGGGCGATAATGGCGTTGCAGAGGTCAAAGCGGGTGCCGTCGCACTTGGGGAACTTGGCATACAGCGCGGCAACGCGGGCCAGTTCAGCAGCGGCCTTGGCTTGCTTGATCGCGGCGAGGTGCTTGCGGTGCGCGGCGACATGGGCCGCGTGTTGCTTGGGGGAGAAGTTGTAGGTTTGCATTTGCCTGCCTCCGTTTCGTTACGCCACAAATACGAAAACCGTATAAGGCTGTCAAATCGAAAATCGTAGCTTGGCGAGAAAAGTTTGCTTGACGCTATTTCGGCTTACGAATACCAAGGGCGCATGAAAACCGTGCATGAAATCATAGACGGCTGCGGCGGGACTACCGCTCTGGCCGCTTCCCTCGAACTGACGCCTTCAACGGTTTCGTCCTGGCGTTCGGCAAACTTCATTCCGCGCTGGTGGCAAGAACGCATTTTGCGAACTGCAAAGAGGAAGAAATTCCCGCTGGATCAATCGGACTTCCCGGCGAAGACGCCGCGCCGCCGCTCAGCGGCTTAACGAAAGGCCAAAGCGATGATCTACGACGACGACAACGGCGCTGGTCTGGTGACGTATGATGATGCCGACTGGCCGGTGGGCCGCGCTTTTGCGGTGGCGATCTGTTTTGGCGCTGCATTTTGGGCGGTGGTCGGCGGTGTGTGGTGGGCGCTGTGAGCCGCCGCTCTCTCGCCTATTGGCTGTGGCGCGTCCGGTTCGAGTGGAACTTCCACGTTACCCGCAAGATCGCCCGCAAGTTCAACCGCGCCGCGCAACAGCGTTCGGCCAAGCGGAAAGCAGCAGCATGATTACCAAACCGAAACGCCCGATGCCAGGTGACTTTAAAGAGCGGGCCTTGGATATGCCGCGACTTGGCGACCTGATCGCGCATTACAAAACGAGCGATGCTACTGTTAATCGCTGGTTGAAAGAGGCTGGTATTTCCCGCCCTCGCCATTGCCGCTATAAAATGCCCGCCGACTTTATGAAGGTTGGGCCAGCCATGCACATCGAGGGGCTGTCCCGGCATTATGGCGTATTGCGCAAGGTCATTAAGCGCTGGCTGATGGAGGCAGGCGTTGAAGCCGCGCCCGCACCAAACGGCGAATATAGCGCCAAGTGCAGGCCGATCCCGCACGACTTCAACGAGGTTGCGCCAACAATGGCTGCGTCAGCCTTGGCCGATCATTACCGCACTGGATTGCGGACGATCCAGCGCTGGGTAAGCCAGACTGGCGTGTCACCACGGCCCTATGATCGCACGGCAAAGCACACCAAGAGCCAGACCCGCAAACCTGCGCGCGGCATGGTTCACGCGATGGGCCTGTCGTCCAATATCACGGCATCACGGATGCACACCGTCCACGACATTGCCGCCGATACGCTGCGCCGTGAACGCTTCCCGGTCTATCGCTGTGACGAGCGGGGCAGGGCTGACATTGCGGGTAAGTTCTGGCGCGTTGGCATGACCGTTCTGGATGATGACCAGTTGCTGGCCAAGGCCGCGCGTTACGAGCGCAAAGCGGCGTGATGATCGTTCTGCCATGGCCTGACCGGCGACTGTCACCAAACGCGCGGCAGCACTGGCGCGCATTGGCGGCTGTCAAAAAGCAGGCCCGCGCTGATGCCTGCACACTGGCAACCGTGGCCATATCACTGCGGGACAAGCGGGCCATTCACGATATGGACGGGCGCATTCCGCTCACGATCCGCTTCTATCCGCCAGACGCACGGCACCGCGATGACGACAATATGGTGGCAAGCTTCAAGGCGCTGCGTGACGGGATTGCCGATGCGCTGGGCGTCGATGATCGCAGGTTCCGCCCGTTCTATCAGTTCATGGACGCGGAAAAGCCGGGGCGCATCGAAGTGGTGATTTCCACACTTTGTGCACAACCGGCGGCCTATGCAGGAATCGCTGATTCTGCTATGAAAAATGCGGGCCGGGAGAGTGTTGACGCACTCGTTCCCAGCCCTGCCAAACTCGCTAAAGCGGAGCGAACTTGATGACCCCTATTACGCCCAAGCGCGACGACGCGCAACCGATTCGGATTATCGGGTATGACGAGCGCAAGGCCCGTGATGCCTATGAGGTTCATGCCGCGCTGCTGACTGCCGAGAACCGCAATCGCCGCCTGAAACAGAACCCGCAATGGACGGTTCTGCGCCAGGACGCATACGAAACCTTTTGTCGTGCGTTCGAGGTGGCCCAATGATCCAGAACGTCGAGGCCGAAGCCGCGCTCTTGGGCGCGATGCTGTTTGAGAACGACCTGATCGACCGGGCAGCCGACAAGCTGGAGCCGGAAGATTTCGACGTTCCGGTTCATGGCCGCATTTTCAGCGCGATTGTCCGTGAAGCTTCGCTGGGTAAGCGTGTATCTGCCATCACCATCAAGGGCTATTTTGAGAACGACGATGGCCTGAAAGTGCTGGGCGGGCCGGGTTATCTTGCGCGCCTGTCCAGCAACCAGGAAGGGCTGTTTGCGTTCCGGGAATTTTGCGACCAGATCGCGGACCTTGCCAAGCGCCGCAGGATGCAGGCTGGCTTGTCTGTCGCGGCAGAGGCTTGCGCAGACGTCACCATCCCGCATCAGGAAATCATCGCCCACGCCGACGCGGCCATGTCCGAAGGCGGTAAGGACGCAATCCACCAGCCCACCGGGGGCGAGTGCTTTGACGAACTGATTGCCGGTCTGGACGACCGGATGCAGGGCGTTATCTGCCAGAGCATCCCCAGCCTTGACCAACTGCTTGGCCCGATGTGTCCGAAGCAGCTTGTTATCGGCGCAGCCCGTCCCGGCATGGGTAAGACCGCCCTTGCACTGTCCTACGCGCTGGGCGCGGCAGAGGCGGGGCATGGCGTTCTGTTCGTCAGCCTTGAAATGTCGAGCCGCGAATTGGCTGGCCGGATGGCTGCTGACTTGTGCTTTGATGGTAAAAATGGGGTTGCTTATAGTGCAATCCGTGATGGCCAATTGAACGATTGGCAGCGCAACAGGCTGCACGATGCCCGCCAGCATATGCACAAACTGCCGTTTCATGTGGTGGACGCTGGCAGCCTGACTATCGGGCGGCTGAATATGCTGGTGCGCCGTCATGCCCGCAAAATGGCTGCCAAGGGCTTCCGCCTCGAACTGGTAGTGGTTGACTACCTGCAATTGCTGCATCCCGATACCAAGGGGCGCTCTGCATATGAGGCGGTTTCCGAAGTCTCGCGCGGCTTGAAGGCACTGGCCAAAGATCAGGGCGTTGCCGTGTTCGCGCTGGCCCAGCTTTCCCGGTCGGTCGAGCAGCGCCCCGACAAGCGCCCGCAGTTGTCAGATTTGCGGGATAGCGGCCAGATCGAGCAGGATGCCGACGCTGTGCTGTTCCTGCTGCGCGAAGAATACTACCTGCGGCAAGCAGAGCCAGAGGCCCACGATCCCAAGCGGATAGCGTGGGAGCAGGAACTGGAACGCACCCAAGGCCGGATCGAGTTCATCCTGGCCAAGCGCCGCAACGGCACACCGGGCAGTGCTTGGGGCGCTTTCCACGGCGGCTATCAGGCTGTGCGGGGTGAGGCAGCATGAGCGTGATTGCAACCGCAGTGCGTCACTTGATGGCAGCAGGCGTAACAGGTGACGCTTTGTTATCCGCGATTGCGGAGATGGAAGCGCAGATCAGGAGTGAGCCGAAAGCACGTTCTTCCGGTGCTGTTCGCCAAGAGCGTTACCGCCGTAACAAAGCGTCACAACCGTCACAAAGCGTAACAAGTGACGTTTGTGACACCCCCCTTTCCCTCCCCCCCAATGAAAATATATCTAACCCCCCCACCCATACCCCCGGAAATAATACACCCGCGCGTAAGGGGACCGGGACCATTGCCAAGCCCGATGGGGTAACGGATCAGGTCTGGCGGGATTTTCTGGCCCACCGGAAGGCGAAGCGCGCCACCGTCACCCCAACCGTGATTGCCGGAATTGGCCGGGAAGCAACCAAGGCTGGCTGGTCGATGGATGCAGCGCTGGCCGAATGCGTGACCCGTGGCTGGCAGACGTTCCGAGCCGATTGGGCAGGGGACAGGCCGAGCAATCCGGCGCGGCCACCGGGTGGGCAATCAACCGATTACCTCGACCACCTACTGAACCGCCGTGCCGCTGCCGACTGACCCAATCCCCGCCCCCGGTTTCCAGACCATATCAGGCAAGAGAAAGCCCCCAGCCAATGAACAGCGCTACGAGCTTCAGTTCAGGAACGGATACGTTGACCGGAAGCACAGCTACACCGCCGCGCAAATCCGCTGGGTGCATCAAGACGACGACTTCGATGTTGTCGCTGTCCGCAAAGTGTGAAGGGAACTGACATGGCAAAAGCCCGCCGCAAGAAGAAGCCCGAACCGATCTGCATCATCGGCCCGAACCATGCCTGACACCGCCCGCGCAATCCAAGCCCTGACCTATGACGAGATCGAGCAGCGGTTCGATGACGGCACAACCCGGCAAGGCATCGGCGTTCCCCTGCTGCAACGCTCCATTGCCAACGATCTGCGGCAACTGGAGGCTGTCCTGGGCGCAAAGGGCAAGACCAACCTGTTCGCCATTGCGGCGGCTATCGATGAAGCGCTGTTGGCGCTGGTGGAGGAATGAACATGGCTGAACTGACACCGTGGGAAACGCTGGTTTACGAGGCGCTGTGCATTGCGGCTGAGCGCGGGGAGCCTTGTCCGGTCAACATCGACCTCGAAGTGATGATCGGGGCCAACTCAACAAGCATGGGGCCGAAGATGGTTCGGCGTCTGGAAGAAAAGGGGTTCATCAAGGTGATGCGGTTTCAGCGATTCAGGGAAGTCGAGATTGTTGCTACAGGGCAGCGCACGGCACGGTCGCCGTCCATGCACGTTGCGCGTCCTCATGTACCGCGTGGTGCTGGGTCTGCGGCTCCGGTGCCGACTGAGCGCAAGGTTTATCGGAAGGGGCGGTTGTGATGCCACCTGCACCTAAATGGTCTGACGATCAAATCGAGGATATGCTCCAGCGGATGCGTGAAGGGGAAACCCTGACCGCAATCGCAAGTGATCCGCGTATGCCTAGCATCGACACAATGAACCGATGGGAAGCGGAGCAGGACACTGAACTTGGTGCGGCGATTACGCGCGCGCGTGACCTTGGGTATTTGGTCCGTGCTGAGAAGGCGGTGGAGCGCGCACAGACCGCTGATGATCCGCAGAAGGGGCGATTGGCATTTGACGCGGATCGCTGGTTCCTCGCGCATATGCGGCCCAAGCTGTTCGGCAATGCCACAACGCTGAAACACGCGGATGCGGACGGCGAAAAGATTGAGATGGGCGAGGTAGAGCGGGCGACCAGACTGGCCGCAATCTTTGCGCAGATTGAGCAACGGAAGGCTGATAGCGCTGATGTCACTGACTGACCCGGCATACCTAGACGCGCTGTGGGAAGCGGCAACGCCAGACGAGCGCGAGGAGATCAAGCGTCTGCTGGATAACGACCTGAGCGAACACTTGTGGCGCGCTCAAGTTGGCAGGCAGTCGGAGGCGGCTGATAGCCTTGCCTTCATCACTGGATACGGCGGCGCTGCTGGTGGCGGTAAGTCCGACCTGATTGCTGGTCTATCGCTGACCGAACATCAACGCACTGCTATATTTCGGCGCGAGAAAGTACAGACCGAGGGCATCATCCAACGTATGACGGAAATCCTCGGCGCGACGGATGGGTACAACAGCCAGAAGTCAGCTTGGCGCATTACCACCTCGAACGTTCCGCGCCTGATCGAATTTGCGGGCCTTGATAATCCGACTGACCATCAAAAGTGGCAGGGACGCCCGCATGACTTCAAGGCTTACGATGAAGTCACTGAGCAGCGGGAAAGCCAAGTCCGGTTTACAATGGGCTGGACGCGCTCGAATGACCCGGCCCAGCGCTGCCGGGTTCTGATGACGTTCAACCCGCCCACCACAGCGGACGGGCGATGGGTAATCAGCTACTTCGGACCGTGGCTCGATCCCAACCATCCTAATCCAGCCAAGCCCGGCGAAGTGCGCTGGTTCACCACGCTCAAGGGACAGGACGTTGAATGTCCTGATGGGCGGTCGTTTGTGCTGTTTCGCGGTGAGCCGCTATATGACTTCGACCCAAGCGAGTTCTCGGCGGAAAAGATCATCGCGCCAAGATCGCGCACGTTCGTTCCATCGCGGGTGACGGATAACTATTTCTACGTGCGGTCTGGCTATATCCAAACCCTGCAATCCCTGCCTGAGCCGCTGCGCTCCCAAATGCTGGACGGTGACTTTTCCGCTGGGGTGGAGGATGATCCGTGGCAAGTCATCCCCTCAACGTGGGTGGATGCAGCAATGGCGCGATGGCAACCGCGAGATACGCCTGGCGTCATGGAGAGCATGGGCGTTGACCCCGCTGCTGGTGGCCGCGACAACATGACGATCTATCGGCGGCACGGGACGTGGTTCGACTATCCGATCCGCATTCCCGGCGTTGAAATCCCGCAAGAGCGCGCCGGTCCCATCGCTGCCGGTCATGTGATTTCCAACCGCTCTGACAAAGCGGTGGTTCATGCTGACGTGATTGGCTGGGGTTTGTCGTGCTGCAACTTCCTCACGGCGAACGGGGTGCAGGTTGTTCCGATCAACTTTGCCAATGGCTCCAAGGGCAAGACAAAGGATGGAACGCTAGAGTTCACCAACCTGCGCGCTGAAATCATCTGGCGGATGCGCGAGGAACTGGACCCGACAAATCCTTATCCAATTTCCCTGCCGCCCGATCCGCGTCTGCGCCGCGACCTGTGCAGTTATCGCTGGGAATTGCGGCCTACCGGGATTTTGATTGAGTCGAAAGAGGCGCAAAAGAAGCGGCTTGGGCATTCCCCTGATGATGGTGACGCCTGCTGCCTGGCCAATATTACGACTCTAAAGATCGAAACCGCAGAGCGGTTGTTGGAGGAAAGGCATTCAGGCGACCGCTATGGCGAACTCGACTGATCCGTTCATCGCCTATGCCAATGCGCTGATTGCGCTGGGCCATGATCCGAACTGGCTGCGGCATCACGAAAGCGCCATGCGGGCGAGGTTCGCGCGCGATCCCCGCCCATTTCCCCCGCCAGCGCCTCCTAGAGCGCGTTCACAGGATCGTTATGACGAACTGTAGCCCCCGCGATTCAACGCGCTCCTAGGGCCGCTTAAACCGCCTCCAATCACAGGAGGCGACTATCTGCTCAACCCCCGACGTGCCGACCGTTCCTGAGCGACAGGCGGTCAAGCTGCCCGATCAAGGCGCAACGGCCAGCGCATCCGACGGCAATCGCTTTCGCCGCGCCATGATGGCGGGCCTGATGACTTCGCCGCAGGGCGTTCTCGGTTCGCCCACTGCCGCGAAACCGAAGCTGGGCTGACATGGCCGAAACCCTGCGTGAGCGGATGGATCGTCGGCTGAATGGCATGAAAACCATTCGGGCCGATTATGAAGGCGAGTGGAACGACATTGCGCGCTTCGCTCAGCCTGCCCGTTCGCGCTTCCTGTCCACGCAAAAGGACAAGGGTTCAGCGCGCCGCCAGCGCAACAACCGCTTGCTTGATCCGCACGGGATCGAAGCCTTTCGCACCCTCACCAATGGCATGACTTCCGGCCTGTCCAGCGCCTCGCGTCCGTGGTTCACGCTGCGGCTTAAGGATGAGGCGATCAACGAGCAAGGCGACGTTCGCGCATGGCTCTCCGAAGTCGAGCGGTTGATGTATGCCTTCCTCGCTGGCACGAACTTCTACGGCGCGGCCAAGGCTGGTTACGCTGAACTCGGCCTGTTCGGCACTGAGGCTTGCGTGATGGTGGAGGATCGCACCCAAGGCGCGGTCTGCCATGCTCTGACGGCGGGCGAATACTGGATCGCGGTTGGCAATACGCTGGTGCCCGATGCGCTCTATCGCCGCTGCCCGATGACGGTGCGCCAAGCGGTGCAGATGTTCGGCAAGCGCGTCTCGTCCATCGTAATGGCCAGCTATGATCGCGGCGATTACGAAAATCAGGTCGATGTGTTTCACGCGATCGAACCCAACAGCGATTTCGATCCTGGCCGGTTCGGTTCGAAGCCGTGGCGCTCGGTCTATTGGGATGAAAAGGATGGGCGCGACACCGTCCTGAAAGAGTCCGGTTACGCTGAAAAGCCGTTCTGGTCCGCGCGCTGGGACGTGGTGGGCGGTGATACCTATGGCGTCTCGCCGGGGATGGAGAGCCTGCCCGCGCTGCGTGAATTGCAGATGCAAGCCAAGCGCCGGAATGAAGCCATCGACGCGATGGTCAAGCCGGAAAAGATCATCCCGCCGAATGTCCGCCTGACGGGCGAACCGGGCCGCAACGTCTCGGCATCGGGCATCGACCGCGATCAAATCATCGTGCCCTATCAGGTGCCGTATCAGGCGGTGGCCGCGATTGGCGAGGAGATGGAGAAGTGCAAGCGCCAGATTGACGGCCTGTCCTTTGCCGACCTGTTCAATGCCATCACGAATATGCGCGGCATCCAACCGCGCAACGTGGAAGAAATCGCCAGCCGCAACGAGGAGAAGCTGACCCAGCTTGGCCCGGTGATCGAACGCGTCTCGAATGAGAAGCTGGAAGTGGCCATCGACCGGACGTTCGGCATCATGCTGCGCGGCGGTCTGCTCCCGGCAATCCCTGAGGCGCTGGAAGATCAGCAGATTGACGTCGAGTTCGTCTCGATCCTTTCGCAGATGCAGCGGATGGTCGGCATTAGCCAGATTGAACGCACGGCCTCGTTTGTCGGCAACCTTGGCGCGGCGTTCCCGCAAGCGCTGGACAAGCTGAACGTCGATGAGATGATCGACGAATATGCCTACCGGGCCGGTGCGCCTGCGAAAATGGTGCGATCAACCAAGGACGTGGAAGCCACGCGCGCGGCGGCGGCGCAGCAGCAGCAGATGGCACAGATGGCGGCGACCATGCCAGCGGTTCAGCAGGGCGCTGATGCGGCGCGGCTTCTGGCTGAAACCGATGTGGGCGGGCAAAGCCTGCTTGATCGCGTGATGCCTGCATGACGCCGACTGATCCCGCCGAACTCCTCGCAATCCCAGCGTTTCGCCGGTTCCTGTTCACTGCGATTCAAAGCGGCGGTGTTCTCGACAATAACCCCCATGCTGACGGGCATTCGGGGCGTGATCTCGCTTTTTACGAGGGACGCAGGAGCCTGGCATTCGAGATGCTTCGTCTGATCGACGAGGGGCAACCTGAGCCACTGCGCTCACCCCTCGCTCTAGCCACCCTCGATGTGGTGATCCGCGAGGCGCTCAATCCACCCCCGAAGGAGAAAACCCGTGACCGACGCGACCACAATGACCGATACAGCGACCTCCCAGAGTGAGCCGTCAACCGACGCGCCCGCTGCCGAAACCGCAACGCAAACGGAAAGCGCGGCGAGTGAAGCCCCGGTCGATACCGGTGAAGCCTCTGTCCTCGGCGGCGAAGTAGCGGAAGAAGTCGCGGCTGCGGCTGATGATGCCCCGGCAGGCGCACCGGAAGCCTATGAACTGGCGCTCGAAGGGTTCGAGATTGACGCGGAACTGGCGGGCGAAGCTGATCCGGTATTCCGCGAACTGGGCCTGACCAATGCGCAGGCCAATGCGCTGTTGCCGCTGGTCCCCAAGGTGATGGAACGCGCGCAGAATGCAGCCGTGCAAGCCATGCTCGACGCGGGCGCTCAGCAGCGCAAAGCGTGGCTGGATGCGTTCAACGCTGATCCTGAAATCGGCGGCGCGCAAGCTGACGAAACCAAGCATTTGGCCGCGAAGGGCCTCGATGCGCTCGGCTATACGGCTGACCATCCCTTTCGCAAGGCCCTGACCGAATCCGGCTTTGGCAACCATCCCGACATGATCCGCATGGCGCGGCGCATGGGTGAGATGCTTGGCGAGGACGGTACCTTTGCCCGCGCTGGTGCGGGAGAGGACAAGCCTGATCCGCTCGCGGAACTCTATCCCAACAATCGAAGGAGTAAGTCGTAATGGCTATTCTCGCATCCACTGCAATGACGTGGGCGGACCTGATTACCAAGCAGGGCGCTGACGGCAAGATCGGCACGGTTGCCGAAGTTCTCAATCAGCACAACGCGGTTATGCGCGATGCGGCGTTCGTCGTCTGCAACAAGGGCACCGACCACGAAACCCTCGTGCGCGCCGGTCTGCCGGAAGTCGCGTGGATGACGATCGGCGGCTATGTCACCCCGTCCAAGTCGGCCACTCGCAGCCAGAAGTTCGTCACCGGCTTTGCCCGGTCGATGAGCCAGGTTCCGCAGGACATTCTCGATCTGGCCGAAGATGAAGCCGCGCTGCGTCTGTCGGAAGCCAACCCGCACCTCGAAGCGATGGCGCAGGAATTCGAATTCATGTTCTTCAACGGGAACACGGGCGACAATCCGAAGGGCTTTGACGGTCTGGCCGCGTATTACAACGCGCTGCCGGTTTCGACCAACAACGCCAGCAATCAGGTGGTGAGCGGTGCCGCTGCCGGTTCGGACAACACCTCGGTCTGGCTGGTGCGTCACGGCGAACAGCAGACCTCGCTTCTGGTCCCCAAGGGCATCCCGATGGGCATCCAGCGCGATGACAAGGGGCAGCAGCGCGACACTGACGGCAGCGGCGGCGTCCGCTATGTGCAGGAAGAAGAATTCACCCTGCACTCCGGCGTGGCGATCAAGGACTGGCGCGCGAACGCTCGTATCGCCAACATCGACGTCTCGAAGGCGCTGGACGGCACGACTGATCTGCTCGACCTGATGGTCACTGCCTATCACCGGGCGCGGATGCCGAAGCACAACTACGAAGTCGAGAACTCGGCGTTCCTCGGCGCGAAGGCGTGCTGGTACATGAACAGCACGATCTTCGAGGCGCTGGACAAGCAGTCGCGCAACGCAACGCTGCATCCGTCGTTGTCGCTGTCGGTCAAGGAAGTTCAGGGCGAGGAAGTCACCATGTTCCGTGGCCTGCCGATCCGCGTCACCGACGGTATCACCAACACTGAAACGCTGCTGGTCTGATCGACCGCGAAGGAGAACTGACATGGCACTCTTTGATTCCAACCTGTTCAGCGACAATCAGGCGGTCACGGCTTCGGCTGCGTCCACCAATTCGCTGGACTTCGGCGCTCCGGGTACTCCGGTTGGCGCTGCCGGTGCGCTGGTCCTCGACCTCGGACTGAGCGATATTGACATTCTTGTTCAGGTGACTGAGGCGTTTGCCACGCTCACTTCGCTCAAGGTGACGGTGCAGGCCGACAATGACAGCTCGTTCGGTTCGCCGACCACGCTGGGTTCGAGCGAGGCAATTCCGGCGGCATCGCTGACCAAGGGCTACAAGTTCCGTCTGCCGTGCGACATTCCGGAAGGCGCGACTGAGCGCTACATTCGCCTGTACTACACCGTGGCCGGGTCCAATGCGACCGCTGGCAAGGTGTTCGCTGGCATCGTGGCATCGCGTCCGGCTGCACTGTAATGGCGCGCTACAAGGCTCTGATCCGGGGGCAAACGCCGGATGGAACCTGGCACTCGCCCGGTAGCGTGTTCGAAACGGATGCGCCGCAGGGCAAGTGGATGGAAGCAATCGGTCCGCTGGATCACGATGGCGACGGCAAGAAGGGCGGCACTGTCCGCGCAAAGGTCAAGCCGGTCGTGGGCAGCGACGATTAACGGGGGTGGGCCGGTTCTTTCGGGGACCGGCCCATTAACGCGATGTATCAAGGCATCAACCTCAATTTTGGCGACGTGCCGCAGCGCCGCGCGCAAGTCTCACCGGGGCCGAATGTGCTGGCTAGCGGTGGATCGGTCGCGGGTGTCGCGGGCGATGTGGCGGCACTGGATTTGCGTGTGTCCGCCCTGGAAGGGCAGTTCGGCTTGCTGGGTGACTTTGCTGATGACGCTGCGGCGGCAACGGGCGGGGTCGCGGTGGGCGGGCTGTACCGCAATGGCTCTGTGCTGATGGTACGGGTCGCCTAGCGCGATTCAAGCCGCTGCTGGCTGGCCGTAATCAGGCACCATGTCCAGCGCCCTCATCCAAGCCTGCAACGAGGCCCTTGCGCAGATTGCGGCAGGGCAGATTGCATCCCTCACGGAAAACTCGATCGAGGCGCGGGAGTGTTCGCGCTTTGCTGTGCCGCTGCTGGCCGAGATGGCCGACTGGACGCCGTGGCGGTCCCTGCGCAAGCGGGCGGTTCTGGCGGCAGTCACGAATGACCGCCCTGCCGAATGGCTCTACGCCTATGCCGCGCCTGCCGATCTGGCTGATCCTCTGGCGATCAGGGGGGAGGAGGACGCAGCCACCAACCTGCCGACGTCCGGTCCGTATCCGTTCCCGTGGCAGGATGCGCAGCCGCTGGCCTTCCTGTTCGAAGGCGCGCTGATCTACACCAATGTCAAGAACGCTACGCTGGTCTATTCCAGTTCGAGCCTTGAAGCCGGGGCATTGTCGCCGCTGATGCGCCGCGCGTTTGTTCTGGAACTGGCATCGCGCATTGCGCTGGCGATCAAGAAGGACGTCAAGATCAGCCAGGCCATGCAGCAACAGGCTGAGGCAGCGCGGCAACGGGCGATCGCGGACGAAGAAAACAAGGTCCGTTCTCATGCGCCGGTCTATGTTTCGCAGGCTGAATGGGCGCGGGCCGGGGTGGGCGTGTGAACTTCCGCACGGTTCAGGTCAATTTCAGCCGGGGCGAACTGGCACCGCAGCTTTACGGGCGCTTCGACGTTGACGCATGGCAGTCGGCGCTCAAGCAGGCGCGCAACGTACTGGTCCTCAAGTATGGCGGCATCACCAAGCGGCCCGGTACGCGCCTTGTGGCCGAAGTGCTGGATGCATCGTCCGACAACCGGCTTGTGCCGTTCCAGTTCTCGCTGACGCAGACTTACGCGCTGGAACTGGGGCAGGGGTATATGTCGCCCTGTGCGCTGGGTGGGCGTCTGGTCGAAGAAGAACTGACCATCACCGCCATCACCAGTGCGAACCCGGCACAAATCACGGCGGCGTTTCATGGCTATGTCGCGGGCGATCAGGTCTATATCTCCGGGGTTGAAGGCGCGCTGGGTGTGTTGCTCAACGGGCGCTTCTGGCCGGTTCTCGCCTCGATCGATGGCGATAATTTCACGATTGACGCGGACACAACCGGGCTAGCTGCATTCACGGCGGCTGACGGTGGGATTGTGCGGACGGAAGCGCCCACTGTGCCGACGCCTCCAACCGTGCCGCCCCCGGTCGAGCCTGATCCTCCGCCCGATATTGTTGGTGGCGGCGGCGGTGACTTCCGCGATCCGCCCGGTAATGAGGAACTGCCGTAATGGGTGTTGCGCGCGCGTATCGTGTCGGTTCGCCTTACAATGGCGTCGAACTGCCTGAACTCGATTTCGAGCAAACGGCGGATACCATGTACATTGCCCATATCGACCATGCGCCGACTAAGCTGGTGCGATCGGGGCATACTGCATGGACGTTCGAGACGCTCACGTTCGGGCCGACCATCGACGCGCCTGGTAGCTGTTCGGCAAGCGCCACGACGGCCAACCTCGATACGGAAAATGACGGGGCCAGCTACTTCCCGCAACCGGCAACCTATGTGGTCACGGCAGTCAATGACGATACCGGGCAGGAAAGCCGCGCGTCCAGTGAATCCAGCGCGACAAACGACCTGAGCCTCAAGCGCAATTACAACACGATCACTTGGGCGGCAGTCACCGGGGCCACGCGCTACAACGTGTACAAGGCCGACAATGCGCAGTTCTTCGGCTACATCGGCACGACCGATGGCCTGACCTTCCGGGATGACAACATCGGCCCTGCGCTGGATAAGGCTCCCCCGCAAGCCTACAATCCGTTCCCCGGCACTGGTGACTATCCCTCGACGGTCACGCTGTTTGAGCAGCGTTCGATGTGGGCGCGCACCAACAATGTTCCCAATGGCATTTGGGGAAGCCGCACGGCGCAACTGGAAAACATGGACCGTTCGCGCCCCCTGCGCGCGGATGACAGCCTGTCGCTGTCGATCGTGGCGGGCCGGGTGAATTCGGTCAATCAGATGGTGTCCACGAATTCGCTTCTGGCGCTGACTTCGGACAGCGTGTTCAACATCGACGGCGATGGTGGCGGCGGGGTGCTGACGGCCAACAGTGCGCCAGCGGCACGGCGGCAGATTGGGCGCGGGTCGTCGCGGCTTGGCCCCTTGGTCATTGACAACGTGGTGTTCTATGCGCCGTCGGTCGGTACGTCTGTCCGCACGATCGGCTATGACTTTGCCATTGACGGGCTGAAATCGAACGACGTCACGATCTTCTCGCCGCACTTCTTTGAGGGGCATGGGATTGTGTCCTGGTGCTACTCGCAGGAGCCGCGTTCGCTGATTTGGGCCGCGCGCGATGATGGCAAGCTGGTCTGCTTCACGTGGGAGCAGGAGCAAAACGTCTGGGGCTGGACGCTGTGCGAGACTGACGGGCTGGTCAAGTCGGTGTGCAGCATTACCGAGAATGGTGAAGATCGCGTGTACCTGCTGGTTGACCGGGTGGTCGAAGGCGTCACGCGGCGCTTTGTCGAGCGCATGGCCTCGCATAGCTGGTCCGACGTGGCCGATACGTGCTTCATGGATTGCGCGGTGTCTGGCACGTTCGATCCGGCGCAGCGCACCTTTACCGGGCTTTGGCATCTGGAAGGGCGCACCGATGTTGTTGCGCTGGTCGATGGCATGGCGCTCACGGGCCTGACTGTTACCAATGGCACGGTCACGCTGCCGGAAACTGCGGCTGATGCCACTAAGGCGACGTTCGGCATCCCCTATCAGGTCGATGTGGAAACGCTGCCGGTGCGGATGAATACCCAGTCGTTTGGGTCCAACATCGGGCGGCGGCAACAGGTTGGCGAGATTGCGCTGATCCTTGCTGATACGCGGTCGATCGAAGCCGGGATTGATGCCGATCACCTGTTCCCGGTCAAGTCGCGCGCCGCCGAAGGGTGCGGTGAGCCGGACGCGCTTATGAACGGCGAATACACCGTCACGACTGACAACAAGGTCGGCAACAACGCATCGGTCTATGTGCGCCAGACTTTGCCGCTCCCGCTGACGATCCTTGGCATCGCCGCTGATCCGGTGGTGAACGGTTAGATGTGCCGCCAGTTCCGACCAGAACGAATGGCTTGGGCAGAAGATGGAGTAATCCCAAATCTTTCAGCAACATCTTTATTTGTGCCGTGAGCGATCTTTACCAACTTAGCGGTTTCCGCATCGATTTTTGCAAAACCATTTCTCTCACCCTTGGCTCCTGTCAGGCCATTTCGGCCCTTTGCCATCATGTCGGAGATGTTATCTTGCTGGGTGCCGAGGAAGATGTGGTCGGGATTGACGCAAGCGCGAACGTCACACTTGTGGCAGCAAAAAAGTCCATCTGGGATTGCACTGCGCAGGCTCTCGTAAAAATATCGATGTGCTTGGACGCGCCTCCGGTCGCCATCGCGCCGCTGTCCTATCGTTACAACTCCATATCCATGCCGTCCAATTTCACCTTGGTATATCCAGCAGTCATTATCATCGACTACGTATCGACTCAGAAGCGGCGGTGCATTATAGCGGTTGTAGCCCATTTCGCGGTCCTTTCGCGATTGCGGTTAGGGCTGGGTCGTGCGTCAACACGTATCCAGCCCGTATGACATACACCAAAAAATTCAGTTCAACAATCAGGCTGGTCCCTGCCCAGCACAAGCATATTGGCCGGATTGCGCGCCGCCTGAGGGACATTGACCGGCGCGAGTGTGAAGCGATGGGGCGGAGTGGCAAACACGCTCTACGGGCTGCGCTGGCGACTTCTTCGAAGGCATGGACGGCGCTGGTTGGTGGCCAGCCTGAGGCAATGTTCGGGGTGGTCGTGGAAAGCGTCCTCGATGACACGGCAATCCCGTGGTTTTTGGGGACTGATGAGGTTTACCGGCATGGCCGCGCGCTGCTGATGTGGGGGCCGGGGCTGGTCGATCGGCTGTGCGATTCAAGAATGACGCTGCGCAACCTAGTTTCCGCCGAGAATGACAAAGCCATCCGGTTGCTGCGGCGCTGGGGCTTCACGGTAGCCGAGGAGGAAGTGTTCGTGCGCGGTGTGCCGTTTCTGTATTTCGAAAAGGTTCCTGGCTGATGTGCGATCCACTAACCTTGACGATCGCCGCAACGGCTGTGTCAGCCATCGGCACGGGCGTTGGGGCGCTGCAAGCCAATGCGCAGGCACAGTATCGCGCCAAGATCGAAGAACGCAACGCGGCGATTGAGCGTGAAGCGGCGGTGCAGGAACAGGAAAATACCCGCCAAGCCGCGCTCAAGCATTACCGCGAAGTGGCGCAACTCAAGGGCCAGCAAGTCGTTGGCGCGGCGGCAAATGGCGTCTCCACCAATTTCGGCACGGCGGCGGATACGCTGGCTGATACCGAGATGCTGAGCCGCGAGGACGTGAGCCGCATCTATCAGCAGGGCTATCAGAACGTGCGGGGCCGCGACATTGGGGCATCGAACTACATGGCCTCTGCGCAGGCATCGCGGCAGGAAGGCAAGGGCGCGCTCATCAAGGGGGCGTTTGACATGGGGTCCACGATCCTTGGCGGTGCGCAGCAGTATAGCAAGTTGAAGCGAGGCATGGGCTGATGCCGCGCATTCCAACCTATCAGCCGGGGCAGGTCGGGCCGGTCCAGACCACGGGCGCACGGTTCCGCGCTGCGGACAATGGCGGCGGGGTGGCTGGTGCGCTGGCTCAAGGGATGCAGCGCATCGGCGGGGCGGCGGCGGACTTCGCAGTCTCGCAGGATCAAATCAACGCCCAGAATGACGATACGCAGGCCCGCAAGATGACGGTCGAGGCGGCGGGCAAGATCAGCTCGCTGACGCAGCAGTACAAGACCTTGATGGGCGGTAATGCCCGCGAGGCGCAAGAGAAGACCTTGCAGGAAATCGCGGCGATCCGTGACCAGTATTTCGGGCAGGCGACCAATGGCCGGATGCGCGCGATGTTGGAGCAGCGGCTTGGCTCGGTCTATCAGGATGAAGTTTCGGCGGTGTCGGGCCATGCCTTGCGCGAGGTCAAGGCTGAACGGCTGTCAACGCTGGCCAGCGAACGCACCATGTTCTCGGATCGCGCGGTAACGGAGGATGATCCGCTCAAGCGCCAGCAAGCCGTGACAATGGGTATTCAGGCGCTGGAAGCGGAACTGAATGAACGCGGGTTGATGGACCCGGCTTTGCGCGGGGTGGAAGTCAAGAAGTTCACCTCTGGCATTCACCGCGACGTGATCGATCGCGAGATGACGCGGCCTGACCGCAATGTCGATATGGTGGAAGCCTATTTCGAGGCGAACAAGGATGAGATGACGGCGGCGGACCGCGAGGCTGTGCTGGGCGATATGCGCCCGCTGCTGGTCGAGCGCCAGACCGAGGACGACTTCTCCAAGGCCGTGATGGGCATGAAGCCGATTGCGGGCGAGGGTGAGTTGGTTGGTGCGCCCCCGCGTTCGCAGTTCATGCAGCGAGTCCGGTCGGCGGAAAGCAGCGGGAACGATCAGGCTAAGGCGGCAACGTCCAGTGCGACGGGGCGCTATCAGTTCACTTCGGGAACCTGGCTGACCTACTACAAGCGCCGGTTTGGCGACCAAGGGCTGAGCGATGCGCAAATCCTTGCCAAGCGGACGGACGGCGACCTGCAAGACAAGCTGATGGTCGACCTGACCGCTGACAATGAAAAGGCGTTGAAGGACAACAGCCTGCCCGTCACGGCGGGGAGCCTGTATCTGGCGCACTTTGCCGGGGCGGATGGTGCGCGCCGCCTGCTGACGGCCAAGCCCGATGCAACAGCGGTGTCTGTGCTGGGGCAAGAGGTTGTCGCGGCCAATCCGTTCCTGCGCGGCAAGACTGCCAAGGACGTGATCGCATGGGCCGATCAAAAGATGGGCAGCACAAAGACCGAAGCTCCCGGCGCGTGGGATAAGGACGAAGCTTATCGCCGCATTGATGAGCTGGGCGATGCTGAGGGGTGGTCACTGGAACGACGCAACGCGGCCAAGGCAAAGGCTGACCGTGAGATCGGCAAGCGCGAAGAACTGCTGGCACGGCAGGAACGTGAAGCCAGCGATCAGGCGTTCAAGGTCGTGGTCGATCTTGGCGACGGCTTCACTTCGATCAACCAGATTCCCCGGCAGGTGCGGGATCAACTGTCGCCCGAAGCGCTGGCGCGGCTGACCGATCAGGCTGGGCGCAATGCCGAAGCCAAGACCGTGATTCCGGCCAAGGGCGCGTCTGCGACCGAACTGGAAATTCTCAAGCGCACTGATCCGGAAGCCTTCGCGCGGGTCAATCTGCAAACCTACATGGGCAAGGTCAACGCTGACGAGTTGCGCGGGTTTGTGCTGGATCAGGCGTCAATGGCCGGAAAGCCACAAAAGGCCGACGACTATCGCAGCGGCATCCAGAGCGCGATTTCGTGGGGCGAAAAATACGGCGGGGCCAAGGTCGATAAGGGCGAGTTTCCTGCCGTCTATGACTTCATGGAAAGCCAGCTTCTCGAAATCAAGCGGGCTAAAGGCAAGGTCGAGGCGCGCGATTACAATGACGCATTCAACACGGCCATGCGGACTGTGCGCAAGCCGGGGGTGCTGTGGGATGGTGAGCAAAAGTTCTATCAGGCGCTGGGCAATGTGCCGCCTGAGATCGAGCAGCAAATCCGCGACAACTGGAAGGGTTCGCGTCCACCGTCCAAGGGCGAGATCATCTCCGCATATCGTCAAATTCTGACCGGGAAATAACATGGCAAGCGAACCGATCATCCCTTGGGATTACTACCAGCGGATGCGCAGCGGACAAGGTTCGGCCAAGCCTGATCCGGTGGCTGAAACCGTGGCCTCGATCCGTGCGCAGCAAGCTAAGCGTACGATCATGGATGCGCCCGATACTGCCGATGATGCCGCGCGTGTGTCGCGCATTGCCCGCGCAACGGGTGAAGCGCCTTTGGCAATTGAGGGCCGTGTTGCTGACTATGAAAAGGCGCAGAACGCCGATTACATGGGCAAGGTGCTGGCTGCGATCCCGTTCGTTGGGCAGTATTTTGCGGACAATCCGCGCGCGCTGGTAGCTGCGCAGGACGACCACAAGGCGGTGGGTCTGGTCGGCGGGGCGCTGGAATTCTTCAAGGGGATTCCTGGGGCTGTCGCTGCGGGGTATTACGACACTGGCAACAACCTCTCCGAGCTTTACCAGTCGATCGATGAGGTGATCTTGCCGTTCACCAATCCGAGTGGCGGGCGGGCAAAGCTGGATCAATACGATCGCAATGCCGAGACGTATCGTGCGCAGGCCAAGGCTGTAATGCCGGAATCTGATAACGTCATTGTCAACGGGTTGTTGCAGGGGCCGCGCAGTTTTGTGCCTTCGCTGACCGCAATGGCTGTTGGCATCGCAACCCGGTCTCCTACTGCTGCTGCAAGTATGATGGGCGTCCAGACCGGCGCACCGGCCTATCGTGAGGCGCTGCGGGCTGGCAAAGATACGCCCACGGCACTGCGCTATGGGTTTGAGCAAGGCGCAATCGAAGCGCTTACCGAAAGAATGCCTGCTGGCGCATGGCTGGACGCACTGACCAAGCGCACTCCGGTTGGTCAAGCGGTGCTGCGCAACCTGGCAACTGAACTACCGGGCGAGCAAGTCGCCACGGTGCTGCAAGATTTCTCGACGTGGGCCACGCTGACGCCCGATCGTCCGTTTTCCGAGTATCTGGCTGAGCGGCCTAGCGCGGCGTTGCAGACTGCGCTTGCCACAGTGAGCGGCACTGGACTTCAAGTCGGCGCCACGCAACTGACTGCCCGCACTGGTGATGCGCTGGTGGCCAAGGTGCAGGACGTGCGCCGCGCGCGCGCCCATGCCGATGTTCTGACGCGGTTCGAGAAAGCGGCGGCTGACAGCACACTGCGCAAGCGGGACGGTGAAGCCTATGCCGCGATGGTCGGTGATCTGGCAGCAAAGAACGGGATTGAGAGCGTTCTCGTTCCTGCCGAAGCTGTGCGCGAATATATGCAAAGCGACGGCTATGATCGGTTCAGCGATCCGTTTGAAAGCTACCGCGATCAGGTCGATGAAGCCTACGCTGTGGGCGGCGATGTGGTTCTGCCGGCTGATTTTGCGCTGGGGACGCTGCCGGGGACTGCGGCATGGTCTGCGCTGCGTGATGATATTCGCCTGACCAGTGGCGGTATGTCGCCGCGTGAAGCGCAGACCTTTGATGACGCGATGGCTGAAGTCGTCGCTGAATTTGAAAGCGAGATGCAGGCAGAATACACCGGCCTGCAAGAGCAGCTCGATGCGCAGGGCAAGTTGCTGCAATCGGTGCGCGACAAGCTGATGAATGCCGGGTTCACGCCTTATGCGGCGGCGCAGCAGGCCGAACTGATCGCGCGCCGGATCACTACGCGGGCGGCGCGTAACGGGCAGGAAGTCACCGGCAATGAGTTCACGACCGAAGTGCGCCAGGTTCTCCCGCCTGAACTGGCTGCGGCGCGGGCCGCTGATGCGACTGATCTGGTCATCAATGCGCTGCGCCGGGGTAAGGACGCGACTATCCAGTCGGGGCCGTCGCTGCTCGAGTGGATTTCCAAGCGCGGGGGCGTCAATGATCCGGGCGGTGATCTGGCCTCGATGGGGCTGGACCAGTGGCACAAGGGTAAGCCGGGTAAGCGCAAGCTAGTCCGCAAGTTCGATGCCGCTGCGGCTATGGGCGGCGTTTCTGGCGCGGGTGATTACGGGGTTGATACCACGTTGCGGGCCGCGATCGATGCTGGGTTCTTCCCTGAACTGATGGAGTTGGAGAACGAGGCCGGTCCCTCGCAGTTTGATACGCAAGTGTTGCTGGATGCCATGAGTGCGGAACTTGCCGGGTCAAAGCGCTATGCCTCCGATCCGCGTGTGGATGGTTATCGCGCCGCTGCTGCCGAACTGGACCAGATGCTTGCTGAGCGCGGGCTTGATCCTACCGGGATGAGCGATGCGGAACTGCGCGCGGTGATTGCGCAGATGGATACGCAGGGTGAGGGCGGGTTTGAGCAACTGCCCGATACGATCGACATTGACGGGGTGCAGCGTCCGACGCGCAACAGCGAGGGGCAGCCTATTGCGGGGTCGGAGGAAGGCGTTCGCGCGTTCTGGAACTGGTTTGGTGAGTCGAAGGTGGTGGATGCCGAGGGGCGTCCTCTGGTGGTTTATCATGGGACGGGCACCAACATTGACGCCTTCAACGGTATCACATGGGCAAGCGTCGGCACTGATCTAGCCAATGAATACGCTTCCATGCGTGAAGCGCTTGGGCAGGGCGTTGCGACTATTCTGCCGCTTTACGTGCGCGCTGAACGTATTTTCGATGCTGACGCTGGTTTGTCGAAAAGCGAAACGGTCGGGTCGTTCTTTAACAACGCTCTTGAGCAGTCGATAAAGCAAGGGCGTGAGATTGATCTTGAACGCGCGCGGGCGCTGCTGGATACTATCCGCGCCGCCGGGAAGCGTGAGGAAAGCGGGCCGCGTTATGATCGGCATGACTTCTGGAACAAGTCTGCTGAAATGTTCGGTCTCGACGGCGCGGAAGCAATCCGTGAAATGTTCGGCCTGATGGGCTTCGATGGTATTAAGATGCGTGAAAACGGGTCTGATACGTTTGGAGCCTTCTCCCCCACCCAAATCAAGTCCATCAACAATCGCGGCACGTTCGATCCGGCTGATCCGCGCATTTTGTTCCAATCCCCGCGCGAATACTACCAATCCGCCTATCACGGCTCGCCACACCTGTTCGACAAGTTCAGCCTTGACGCGATCGGCACGGGCGAGGGTGCGCAGGCTTATGGCTGGGGGCTGTATTTCGCTGGGCGGCGGGAGATTGCGGAGCATTATCGGAAGGCGCTGGCTGGCGTCGGGTATCAGAAAGATGGCGCAGCAAGGCCGATAACGGAAAAGTGGCTGAACGAAGCCGGGATCAGAAAGCCTGCACTGGCGCGGGTTATGACGCTGCTAGATGCTCATGATGGCGATGTGAATGAGTTGCTTGACGGACTGATCCGCTCTCGCTCGCATGAAACTTATGCTGGCTCAAAGTGGATGGCCTTTGATGAGGCAATCAATCTATTTTCTGGATTGGCGGGGCAGCAGCTAAAGAAGGCGCCTGCTGGCCGTCTCTACGAGGTCGAAATCCCCGACGACGGCGAATATCTGCTGTGGGATAAGCCGCTGAGTGAGCAGCCGGAAAAGGTGAAGGCGGCAATTGAGGTGATGGGCCTGCCACTCGATCAGGCGGCTGAGGACATGTTCGATGGCAAAGCTGACGATCTGACTGGCAAGGACGTCTATGAGTGGTTCTCTGGCGAGCAGGATGGTGGGGCTGGCTCTGACCGCGCCGCCTCCCTCGCCCTCCACGACGCAGGCATCGCCGGTATCAAATACCTAGACGGCGGTTCGCGCTCCGATGGCGAAGGCTCGTTCAACTATGTCGTGTTCGATGACAACCGCGTCTCGATCCGCGCCTATGAACAAGCCTATAAGGACGGCCCGCGCGGTCGCATCCGGTTTGAACAAGTCCCCGTCATCGAACTGTTTCAGGGCCGCAACCTGTCAACGCTCCTGCACGAACTGGGGCACCAGTATCTGGAAGAACTGCGGTTCGACGCGGAAAGCCCTGATGCGCCTACTCAGCTGGTCAATGACATGGAGACGGTCAAGGCATGGTTTGCGGCCAATGGCCATCCGATTGTCGATGGCTTCATTCCGGTGGAAGCGCATGAACTGTGGGCGCGCGGGTTCGAGCGCTACCTGATGGAAGGCAAAGCGCCATCCTCTGCATTAGCGCGCGTGTTCGAGACGCTGCGGGGCTGGATGCTCTCGATCTACAAGAAGGTCGAAGCGCTGCGTTCGCCCATCACGCCGGAAATCCGCGAGGTGTTTGACCGGCTGCTGGCAACCGATGAGGAAATCCAAGCGGCGCGCGAACAACAGGCGCTGATGCCGCTGTTCAAGGATGCGGCGGCGGTCGGCATGACTGGGCCTGAGTTCGAAGCCTATCAGGCGCAATTCGATGAAGCCCGCGTTGCCGCCAATGGTGAAGTGCTGGCAAAGACTATGGCGACCATCCGCCGCCGCGTGACTGCGGAATACCGGGAGCAGCGCGCCAAGGTCGAAGAAGAAGTCACCGCGCGCGTGGATGGTCAACCGCTGTTCAAGGCGCTGCGCAACCTCAAGGCCGAACCGATCAACGCGGACTGGCTGCGCGACAACATGGGCGAGGATGTGTTCAGCCTGTTGCCCAAGCGCGTTCCCCCGATCTGGAAGGATCGCGGCGCTCATCCTGATAGCGTGGCCGAGATGAGCGGTTACGCGACGGGTCGTCAAATGGTCGAAGCCCTGATCGGCGCTGAACTGGCGCACCGGCAAGCTAAGGAAGGAGGTGATCAGCGGCCTTTGCGTGTGAGGGCCATTCAGACCGAAACCGACGCGGAGATGAATGCGATGGTCGGTGATCCGCTGGGCGACGGCACGATTGAACGCGAGGCTCTGGCGGCGGTTAATTCCGAGAAGCAGGGCGAAGTCATGGCTAGCGAGTTGCGCGCCATTTCGCGCCGCACCGGCCAGCGTCCGACGCCTTACAAGATCGCGCGGCAATGGGCGCGCACCAAGGTTCGGCAGGGCGCTTACAATGTCGAGGCATCCCCTGCGGCAATCCAGCGGCACACGCGGGCGGTGGCCAAGGCTGGGGGTGAGGCTGAGCGCGCGCTGATGGCTGGCAAGTTCGAGGATGCGTTCGCGGCCAAGCAGCGCCAGATGTTGTCCAGTGCCTTGCTGGCTGAGGCGAAGGCGGCGGGCGATGAGGTGGATGCGGCGCGCAAACGGCTCGACAAGATTGCGCGGCGGGTAACGTCTAAGTCGGTGGATCAGGACTATCTCGATCAGGCTCATGCGCTGCTGGAAGCGGTGGACCTTCGCCAGCGGTCGCAAAAGTCGCTGGATCGCAAAGAGCGGTTCGCAGACTGGGCGGCGGCGCGCGCGGCGGAAGGGTTCGATGTGGTCGTGCCGGTGTCGTTCGGTGAGACGCTCGGGCAAACGAACTGGTCGCGCCTGCCGGTCGAAACGCTGCTGGCGCTCGATGATGCCGTGGCGCAAGTCATGCACCTTGGGCGGCTCAAGCAGACCTTGCTCGATAACCAGGAGCGCCGCGAATTCGATGCAGTGGTGTCCGAGGCGGTCGAAACGGCGGGGCGCAATGGCGACAATATCCCGCCAAGCGACCTGATGGAGCCATCGTTCTGGGACCGCGCCAAGAGCCGGGTTGCGGCGATGGATGCCGCGCTGCTGAAAATGGAAACCGTCTTCGACTGGCTGGACGGTGGCGATCTGAATGGCATTTTCAATCGCGTTGTGTTCCGCCCGATCGCGGAAGCGCAGCACAATGAGCAAGCCAAGATCGCGGAGATTGTCGGCAAGCTGAATGAGGCGGCAAACAAGATTCCGGCTGCGCAGTTGAAGCGCTGGGGTGATCGCTTCTCGTCGCCGGTCCTGCTGAACCGCGAAACCGGCAATCCGTTTGTGTTCACGCGCGAACAGTTGATCTCGGTCGCGCTGAACTTCGGCAACCGGGGCAACCTCGACAAGCTGCTGGGCGGCTATGGCTGGAATGAAGGCGCGGTAAAAGCCGTGCTGGATGAGAACCTGACGGCGGAAGAATGGGCCTACGTCCAAGAGGTGTGGGACACGATCGATGGGCTGTGGCCTGAAATCGAGGCGATGGAAAAGCGCCTGAACGGGGTTGCGCCTGAGCGGGTTGAAGCGGTGCCAGTGGAAACGCCCTATGGGACTATGCGCGGCGGGTACTTCCCGGTCGTCTATGATCCGGCGCGCAACTATGACGCGGCGGCGAATGCGGCCAAGAACAGCGACCTGTTCGAGAATATCTACACGCGGGCCACCACAACGCGCGGCTTCACCAAGGCGCGTACCGAAGTGCAGCGCCCGATCCATCTGAGCCTTGGCATCATCAATCGCCATGTTGCCGAGGTCGTTCACGATCTGACGCACCGTGAAGCGATCATGCAGGCGGACAAGTTCCTGTCCGACAAGCGGGTTCGCCGCGCGGTCGATGAAGCGCTGGGGCCGGAAATCAGCAAGGCGTTTCGTCCGTGGTTGCAGCGCATCGCGAACGAGTGGGCCTATGACCGGGCGGGGCTGGGCGGGTTCGAGAACTTCCTGCGCGCGGCGCGGCTCAATGCCACGAT